ACATATTTTGAACCTCACGCTACGGATAAATTAATACATCATCACGAAAGCAAACCACGATACGAGAAAGAATATGTATATGATATGCATATTCCTCAGCAATTAGAAGCGATGCGTGTCAATAACCCTGCAGACCATAAACCTTTAGAACATTCTCATAAGTTAAAAGTAAGAAACAGATTTTAATGTCTGAATCTACGATGACCTCTGTGGAACTGTTGTTCGTAATATCTTGGTTCTGGGCTATAATCGCGATGTCGCTCTTTTATGCGCTCTTTTAATTTTTCGACCTTTCTTTTATGTTCTGCTTGATGCTGTTCTTTTAATTTTTTTGCTTGATTTAAATTATTATATCTTGAAGCAGTCGCCGAATCTAGCGATTGCGCAATAAACCCCTTAGGATGTGATGCAGAATAACTGACAATTTCATCACCAACTTTTTTTGCGACTATTGGTTTAAAAGTTTTAATCGCCTCTGTTGCGACATTTGAGACGAAACCACCCGCAATTCCCTCGACTAACATCTCACCTAAGCCTAATAAGAATCCTGCCATCTATCTATATAATAGATTAGATTATTTTATTTACCGCACTAGTACATTTTGGGGTCAGTTGATGCTTTTTAAAATATTTTTTTGTTATAAAAGTATTGCATATATTACAGCATACTTTTTCTTTAATTTTATCAGCATTTATCTCATCGTATTTTTTGTGATATTCTTTTATTTTGTCAGCGTTCTTCAAGCGATATTCTTTCTTTTTTTCAGGGTATTTCTCTAAATAATTTTTTTCATATTGTCTTAATTTGTCTTTGTTATCCATTTTCCATTCAAATAATGTCCTACCTGCTATATTTTTATTAATCGTTGATATTTCCCTTATCACTTCACCCTCTCTTCGGTTTAATTCTGCCCTTTCATTACACGGATAATATGAATGTAATTCTATGTACCAATTAGTCCAATCATTATTTATAATATGATTGTATAAAGTATTTTTCGCGTTCTCTTTACATTTCATACGATGTTCTGCTAATCTTCTCGCTAATGTAGGCGCTGTTGTACTACCTACATATATTAAAGAATTATCGGTATAATTCCTGATAGTGTATATCTTCCCATCTTGATAATTAGGCATACTGTTTTATACTGTTATATATCGCTTTAATCCTTATATTATTTTACGGTAAAGTAAAAATTCTAAAATGAGTACATAATTTTATTTTTCTAATAATTTTATAAACTTTCATAAATTTCTAAATATTTTTTAATTATGTACTCATTTTTAAAAATTATATCAATTTACGATAAAGTAATGATTCACTCGGCGAATGGCCCATCTCCAATACTAGTTTAAGTCTTTCATTATTACTAATAGGTAAATTATTAATACAAGTAGCGTGAGAACGCCTAATATAATTAAGGGTTATATCAGCATTATATACTTTTTTAAAAATATTTTTGATGACGGATGACATATAATTTTCATTATATTTAATAAATTTATCTCCTACTTTTAAATTATAACTTATAATATAATTTTTAATATATTCTTTAAGATTATCATTAATAGGTATAAGTTGACCGCCATATGTCTTTTGGGTTTTATAATCATTAAAATAAAAAAATGATGGTTCATTTGCATCATTAATGATAACATAATTAGTTTTAATATTTTTATCATATGTATCATAGGTAATATACATATTTCCATATTCTAATCTTCGGGCTTTTTGGAATGTATAAATACCATAAATAACTTTATCTAAATTATCAGTTAATTTTTGCATATTAGCATGTAATGTTTCAGGAGAAAAATCGGTGATATATTTGTTAATATCGCCTTCTTTAATGGTATTATCATTTTTATCATTAATATAATTTTTATTAATAGTTTGAGTTTCTAAGTTAATTAAATGATTTACTTTTTTATAATATGATTTATCGATATAAGAAGTGAGCGTCATATAAGGTATAAGATTAGATTTTAAAGAATTAGCATTAGTGTACATTAGTTTCATAAGATTAACAAAAAATAAGTTAATATATTTTAATTCTTTTCTAATTCTTCGATAATCGCTTATTGTTGGCGAGGTATTTGTAAGTATCATATATAAACTGTGTTTTGTTTCAGGTGTTAATGATATATTTTGTAATTTGCGGTGGATATTGTCCATTTTTGCAATATATTGCGTTGCGGTTTTGTGATTTACTCCTTTAGTGTCTGCATTATGGTAAGATTTAAAAGTTATATTAGATGCTTTAATTTCTCTTAATTTTTTTTGATATTCTTTGTTATATAATAATTTATTAATCATATTTATAATATTGTTAGAAAAATAATAAAAAAAATTTACGCTGTTCTCCTTCCTTACGGACTATGCTACTTACGCTACTTACTCTACTTACGCTACTTACACTACTTACTCTACTTTCATCTTCTTTACGGACTAATAAAGACGTTAATAACCTCTTTACGGACTAAGTTAATAACCTATAATATATTAATATATTATAGGTTATTAACTTAGTCCGTAAAGAGGTTATTAACGTCTTTATTAGTCCGTAAAGAAGATGAAAGTAGAGTAAGTAGTGTAAGTAGCGTAAGTAGAGTAAGTAGCGTAAGTAGCATAGTCCGTAAGGAAGGAGAACAGCGTAAATTTTTTTTATTATTTTTCTAACAATATTATAAATATGATTAATAAATTATTATATAACAAAGAATATCAAAAAAAATTAAGAGAAATTAAAGCATCTAATATAACTTTTAAATCTTACCATAATGCAGACACTAAAGGAGTAAATCACAAAACCGCAACGCAATATATTGCAAAAATGGACAATATCCACCGCAAATTACAAAATATATCATTAACACCTGAAACAAAACACAGTTTATATATGATACTTACAAATACCTCGCCAACAATAAGCGATTATCGAAGAATTAGAAAAGAATTAAAATATATTAACTTATTTTTTGTTAATCTTATGAAACTAATGTACACTAATGCTAATTCTTTAAAATCTAATCTTATACCTTATATGACGCTCACTTCTTATATCGATAAATCATATTATAAAAAAGTAAATCATTTAATTAACTTAGAAACTCAAACTATTAATAAAAATTATATTAATGATAAAAATGATAATACCATTAAAGAAGGCGATATTAACAAATATATCACCGATTTTTCTCCTGAAACATTACATGCTAATATGCAAAAATTAACTGATAATTTAGATAAAGTTATTTATGGTATTTATACATTCCAAAAAGCCCGAAGATTAGAATATGGAAATATGTATATTACCTATGATACATATGATAAAAATATTAAAACTAATTATGTTATCATTAATGATGCAAATGAACCATCATTTTTTTATTTTAATGATTATAAAACCCAAAAGACATATGGCGGTCAACTTATACCTATTAATGATAATCTTAAAGAATATATTAAAAATTATATTATAAGTTATAATTTAAAAGTAGGAGATAAATTTATTAAATATAATGAAAATTATATGTCATCCGTCATCAAAAATATTTTTAAAAAAGTATATAATGCTGATATAACCCTTAATTATATTAGGCGTTCTCACGCTACTTGTATTAATAATTTACCTATTAGTAATAATGAAAGACTTAAACTAGTATTGGAGATGGGCCATTCGCCGAGTGAATCATTACTTTATCGTAAATTGATATAATTTTTAAAAATGAGTACATAATTAAAAAATATTTAGAAATTTATGAAAGTTTATAAAATTATTAGAAAAATAAAATTATGTACTCATTTTAGAATTTTTACTTTACCGTAAAATAATATAAGGATTAAAGCGATATATAACAGTATAAAACAGTATGCCTAATTATCAAGATGGGAAGATATACACTATCAGGAATTATACCGATAATTCTTTAATATATGTAGGTAGTACAACAGCGCCTACATTAGCGAGAAGATTAGCAGAACATCGTATGAAATGTAAAGAGAACGCGAAAAATACTTTATACAATCATATTATAAATAATGATTGGACTAATTGGTACATAGAATTACATTCATATTATCCGTGTAATGAAAGGGCAGAATTAAACCGAAGAGAGGGTGAAGTGATAAGGGAAATATCAACGATTAATAAAAATATAGCAGGTAGGACATTATTTGAATGGAAAATGGATAACAAAGACAAATTAAGACAATATGAAAAAAATTATTTAGAGAAATACCCTGAAAAAAAGAAAGAATATCGCTTGAAGAACGCTGACAAAATAAAAGAATATCACAAAAAATACGATGAGATAAATGCTGATAAAATTAAAGAAAAAGTATGCTGTAATATATGCAATACTTTTATAACAAAAAAATATTTTAAAAAGCATCAACTGACCCCAAAATGTACTAGTGCGGTAAATAAAATAATCTAATCTATTATATAGATAGATGGCAGGATTCTTATTAGGCTTAGGTGAGATGTTAGTCGAGGGAATTGCGGGTGGTTTCGTCTCAAATGTCGCAACAGAGGCGATTAAAACTTTTAAACCAATAGTCGCAAAAAAAGTTGGTGATGAAATTGTCAGTTATTCTGCATCACATCCTAAGGGGTTTATTGCGCAATCGCTAGATTCGGCGACTGCTTCAAGATATAATAATTTAAATCAAGCAAAAAAATTAAAAGAACAGCATCAAGCAGAACATAAAAGAAAGGTCGAAAAATTAAAAGAGCGCATAAAAGAGCGACATCGCGATTATAGCCCAGAACCAAGATATTACGAACAACAGTTCCACAGAGGTCATCGTAGATTCAGACATTAAAATCTGTTTCTTACTTTTAACTTATGAGAATGTTCTAAAGGTTTATGGTCTGCAGGGTTATTGACACGCATCGCTTCTAATTGCTGAGGAATATGCATATCATATACATATTCTTTCTCGTATCGTGGTTTGCTTTCGTGATGATGTATTAATTTATCCGTAGCGTGAGGTTCAAAATATGT